TTATTCAAGAAGTGAAACACTACTGGAGCGAACATAAAAAAGTCGTACTTAGTGTTGCAGCTTTGATTATTATATTAGCGATTTTATAAAGTTATGCACATAGAAATACCTTATGTTCCAAGACCCCTACAGGCAAAACTGCATAAAGATTTAGACAATCATAGATTTGCGGTGCTTAACTGCCACAGGAGGTTTGGCAAGACTATACTGATAATTTTACATTTGATGAAGAAAGCTCTTACAAATGATAAAAAGAACCCAAGGTATTATCTTATTGGACCAACCTTTGTATCTATTAAAAGGGTATGCTGGGATTATTTAAAACAGTACGCAAGCTGTATNCCAGGAACTACTTTTAACGAAACTGAATTAAGGTGCGATTTTGCAACAGGAGCTAGAATACAATTATTATCTAGTGAGGATCCAGATAAAATTAGAGGAATATATGCAGACGGGGTTTGTGTGGATGAATGTTCACAGATGAACCCGATATTATGGAATGAGATAATTAGACCCGCTCTATCAGATAGAAAAGGTTTTTGTTACTTTATTTCAACACCAGCTGGAATGAGTAATATATTTTATGATTTATACCAGCACGCACAATCTGACCCAACCTGGTTAGCTTATACTGCAAAAGCCAGCGATACAGGAATTATCGACCAGGAAGAATTAGATGCTGCTAAAGCTCAAATGGGAGATGCAAAATATAAGCAAGAATTTGAGTGCGATTGGATTGCAAATATTGAAGGATCCGTATATGGATCAATTATAAAATCTTTAGAAGAAAAAAAACAAATAACTAGAATTGCATACGACCCAGCATTAATGGTTCATACTGCATGGGATTTGGGGGTTTCAGATTCCACATCAATAATATTTTACCAGCAGTTAGGGAACCAGATTTTGGTTATTGATTATTATGAGAACAACCGAGAAGGGTTGCCTCATTATGTTCAAGTCGTAAAAGATAAAGATTATGTCTATGGGGAACACTTTGCGCCACATGACATAGAAGTAACAGAATTTTCAACTGGTAAGACCAGAAGAGAGGTAGCTTACCAATTAGGAATAAGGTTTAAGATTTTACCTAAAATAAATTTAGAAGATGGTATCCACAGCTTAAAGATGGTTTTACCTAAGTGTTGGTTTGACGGAGATAACACAAAACCATTAATAGATGCTTTAAGACATCATCATCGAAAATATAACGAGAAGATGAAAATGTTTAGTAATAAACCAGTAAAAGATTGGAGTAGTCATGCAGCAGATGCCGCAAGATATATGGCTCTGTCGATTACTGATTTACCTAGACAAAAAGCAACAGCACAAAGTTTAGCTGTTAATGATTATAGAATACACGGAGAATAATTATGGGAATTTTTAAATCACCTTCAATGCCACCACCTCCACCACCACCGGCTCCTTTACCGGAACCACCAAGTTATGATGATGAGGCAAGGAAAAAAGAAATTGAAGAAAAAAGAGCGCAAGTAAGAAGAAATAGAAAAGGTAGAAAACAAACAATATTAACTGGAGCTGACGGTTTAGAAGATGACGATAGCTTATTAGTTAAAAAGAAAAAGTTAGGAGGATAAATGGGAGGAGCAAGTAGTAGTGGCGGAAACGATACTGACGTATCAGGAGCAGAAGCAGTAGCAACTGGTGGTAAAACTTATTCAGAAAAAATAATAAAAAAAAAAAAAGTAATTTCTAATACAGAAAAAGACGATAGCGCTGCTAAACTAGATTTATTCCATAATGATCCTTATACAAAAGATCAAAAGGGACCACTAGGCTTAAAATTTATAGAAGGTGGTTTAGATGCTGGAGCTAAAAAAACAAGAGAATTTTTTACAGATAAAGTTTTAACTTCAGAACGAGGAATGAAAAATCTTGGTTATACTAAAGATGAATTTTCCAGATTAAACAGAACTAAACAAGAAGAAGTTTATAAAGACTATAGAATGAGCAGACAAAGTGGAGCAACAGATGCTTATGGAAATATTAATCCTGGAGGTGGAGATAACAACCAACCAAAAACTACTTATGTTGAAGGAGTGGGTGCATCTGCGGTTAAGACATCTCCAACAGGAGCAGAAGTAGATCAAGCATCAGCTACCACAATGTCTGCTGATGCAACTTTACTTGCAACTAAAAAAAAAGGAAGAAAAGATACTATTTTAACCGCTGCACAAGGTTTGGGAGATAGTAATTTAACAATTAAAAGAAAAAAATTAGGATAAAAAATGGCGGTAGAAAAAAAAGCAAAAGAAATTATTGACAAATATAATACTTTAAAAAATCAAAGAGTTACTTGGGAAGAGCATTGGCAAGAAATTGCAGATTATTTTTTACCAAGAAAATCTAATATAACTATTAAAAGAACTAAAGGCGATAAACGACACGACCAGATATATGATGGTACAGCTACTCACGCATTAGAATTATTATCAGCTAGCTTAAATGGTATGCTAACCAATACGATTTCTCCGTGGTTTGTTTTAAAATTTAGAAACGAGGCAACCAACCAGGATGATACAGCAGTAGAATGGTTAGAGAGCTGCGCTAAAATTATGCAGCAAGTATTTGCTCGTTCAAATTTTCAACAAGAAATTTTTGAACTTTACCATGAACTATTAGCCTTTGGTACGTCTGCTATGTTTATTACAGATGATGTTAAAGATGATCTAAGATTTAAAACAATTCATATTTCAGAAATATTTATTACTGAAAATGAAAAAGGTTTTGTCGATAGCTTACTTAGAAGATTTCATCTTAAAAATAAAAATATTCCTTTAATGTATCCGGATGTAGAATTACCAAGATCATTGCAAGAGGTAGTAAAAAATAAACCTTTTGAAGATAGTATTATTCTTCACTCAGTACACAAATCTGATACTCCAATGGGTTATGATAATAAAGATAATATGGATTATGTTTCATGCCATATTCATCAAGAGACAGGAGCTATTTTAAGAGAAAGTGGATTTAGAGAATTTCCATACGTTGTACCTAGATATTTAAAATCTTCATCCAATGAAATTTTTGGAAGATCTCCAGCTATGAATGCTTTACCAGATACCAAGATGTTAAACACAATGTCTAAGACATCTATTAAAGCAGCTCAAAAACAAATTGACCCACCATTAATGGTTCCTGATGATGGTTTTATTTTACCAATTAGAACTGTACCGGGTGGATTAAATTTCTATAGATCTGGAACCAGAGATAGAATTGAACCATTACAAGTTGGATCTAATGCTCCAGTTGGTATTCAAATGGAAGAGCAAAGAAGAAAAGCAATTAGAGAAAATTTCTTTGTCGATCAATTAATGATGGTCCAGGGTCAAAACATGACCGCAACAGAGGTTATGCAAAGAACTGAAGAGAAGATGAGATTGTTGGGTCCAGTATTAGGAAGATTACAATCTGAATTATTACAACCTTTAATTACTAGAGCTTTTAATTTATTATTAAAAAATAATAAATTACCTCCAATACCAGAAGAAATTGGCGACCAGGATGTTGAGATAGAATATGTATCTCCATTAGCCAAAGCTCAAAAAACACAAGAGCTATCATCTGTTATGAGAGGAATAGAAATATTTGGNTCAATGCAGAATATTGCNCCAGTATTTGATTACATAGATATAGATGGTTTAGTNGATCACATTAAAAATGTTTTAGGTTTACCAGCTAAAATTATGAGATCAAAAGCAGAGGTTCAACAAATCCAACAACAAAAACAACAAGCCGAGATGCAGATGCAACAATTACAACAAGCTCAAGCAGTAGCTGAGAGTGCGGGTAAAATAGCACCAGCTCTAAAGGCGGTTGAGTAATGGATCACAAAGAACTTAAACAATTAAATATTGATTATAAAATGGTTTTTAAATCGGAAGCTGGAGAACGAGTGCTTTCTGATTTGGAAAAGAGATGCAGTTTTCATGTAACTACTCATGTTAAAGGAGATAGCCACGAAAGCGCATTTTTAGAAGGAACAAGATCAGTAGTCTTGTTTATTAAAAATATGCTTAACAAAAAAGGAGAATAAATATGTCAAGCGAAAATCAAGAGGTAGTAACGCCAGAAGTATCAACTGATGCTCCGGTGTTATCTGGAGATCCTAAAACAGAAACTCCAGAAACAAACATAGATTGGAAAGCAAATCTTTCCGATGAAATAAAATCTGATAAATCTTTAGAAAACATTAAAGATATAGAAGGTTTAGCAAAGTCTTATGTTCATGCACAAAAATTA